ATCCCGGCAAGGTTGACCCCGCATCCGGCCCGATGCCATCCAAAACGGCCGCGCTGTTGGCCGGGTTGGAAGACGATAAGTTGGACAAAGTTGATGATAAGAACCTGTGTGTATGCCACTACCAGTCTAACCCCGAATGTCAAATCTGTAATAATCCACAATATAAAAACGAGTATTGTCTTAACTGCGGTCATCACAAATCCTGCCACTCAAAAGGATAAAATGAAATCATTTAAAACGTGGGCTTATCTTATCAATGCGGAACATGAGTTTAGAAATTTATTTCGTCTGCTTGGATTCTCTGAATGGGAAGCAGACTTAAAAGCATTTGTTTCCGCAGGAAAATTGGCCAAACATATGAGGAAATATCGAACGATGTGGAATACCTGCCACGAGCAGATGGAGGGGTAGGAATGAAAACACGATCAGGTTACGAAACTCACATTGCTTGGGAAAAAACACGTGGCGATGAAAACGAATGCGACGCGGAAAATAAAATCGGAGAGGAAACGGAACATACATCTGAATGGTGGAACTCGTGGCTTGAACGGTCGGACTCGTGGCGCGATGAAATTGGACACGAAAAAAGGGAGGGGTAGGGATGGAAAAAGGATTGCAATATATTGGTGAAGGAATTGGTTTTGCCGGACTGTGTCTTGCGGTTGTCTGGGCTGAAATCAACGGCCATTCTCATCCCGTATTTTGGGCAATGATATTCCTGTGGATAATGTTTTTTGGACCAAAAGATAATAATAAAAAGGAGCCCAATGAACGCGAGTAATACGGAAAAATTGGTCAGGCGGGTGTTTTGTAAAGGGTGTGATTCAGATGACGAGGTATGTTCAATAGCACGATGCACCAAGGCGGATTGGCGTTCACTAGCCCGCGCCGCCCGTCGTTTTGTGCGACTGGAACAGGCGGAGGAACGAGAAAAATTAGCAGTACGCATTGAAAGAAACGATGCAAAGTTACGAGCAAAACCCGTCAAACTCCCGCCTCATTTTGGCAAGATAAAGGTCAACGGTAAATGGACGAAGTTTTAAACGCAACAACAAATAGAAAGGAAGGTAGGAAAAGATGAAAATTATTACCAAAGGAGGAATCATGAAAGGCAAACTTGAAGACGGAACGCCGGTTGAGATTGAGAAGCCGGGGGCGATTGAGCGATGGACGAAGTGGTGGGAGTTTGTAGGGCTTCGGGAAGTAAAAACCGGCGAAATTTATTTGTATAGCGACAACTTATTTACAGCCGCCCGCGACAACGAGCATCGAGGTTTGCAAAAAGAATATTGGATCGCCTCCGAAATCCCCCGCGCTTCCGCTTCGCAACTTGCGACAATCGGGATGCGGGAGCGGGACGGGAGGCCGGTGAAGTGTAAAGAAGGTGATTGCATTTGGGGACTAAGACTAGATGAAAGTGTTGGCATATGCAGTATTGAATTAGTTGCTCAAAACGGGAAGCCTCACAACTTGGGCAAATATCGCTTCGTCCTTGAGCCGGTGGTCAATAATGAAGCGCATACGAGTTGCGAGGGGTGTGAGAATGAATCAAAAAAGATTTCATGTCGCAACTGTTATGCTCCTGGATTAGACGCTCGCCGCGAGAACTACAAGACCAAGCAACCAGCCCAACCAGAGGAGTTGAGGTTTAGCGTGGGGGAAATCAACGATTGGTTGGAAGATTTTACTTCAGATAACGAGGCGTTTTGTAAACTCACCCACCCGAGGGTGGGTATTAAGGCATTCACGGAGAGGAGAAGGGAAAATGGGAACTGAATTAGACGATAAAGGCTACGCGCTCGTTAAAAAGGCGTTGGAAATTAGCATAAAAATGATTACCGGACTCCAAGAGGATCACGCCAAACTCCAAACCCAACGGGAGAATTACATGCTCAAGCAACCGCCCCGGCCAGAGGAGTTGAGGTTTAGCGTGGGGGAGATTTGTGAATGGATTGAAGAAAGCTCAGGGTTAAATGCGGATACGGTACATGGGTTAATTGAACATGGCATCAAGTGTCCCTTAAACGGAATCAAGGCATTCACGGAAAGGAGGCAAAAAAATGAATAAAAATATGGCAACCACTTGTTTGATTGAAAAGAAAGAGTTTAAACCGTCCTGCCCCTCCTGCGCACGTAAAGACAAACTAATTGCGGAGCTGTGGGACTACGCAGAAACGGTATGGACGCATGCGCAATATAAAATCAACCATGCCGAGATGGAAGCGCGGGTTAAACAGGAGGGGATTGTATGAGTAGCAATACTTTTATTTGTCATCATCTAGGATCGTGCCACGAATGCCAATTACGCGACGCGGCTATAAAGAAACTGGCAGAAGATATGATTCGTGAAATTTACGGGTTAGCTAATTATGACTCCGGTTTTCATATAGAGTCTGGAAAACGATTCTTTGACCGGAAGGCGAAACTATGGCCGGAGAAACAGGAGGGGGCTGTATGATCAGAAATTGTGAATGTTCAAATTGCCACGGCTGGCAGGAATGCGAGCCGCTAGAGGAACTTGAATCCAAAAACGCCGAACTCAAACAACTGCTCGCCGATTTCGTGAATGACGCCAATAAACAAACCAGCGAGATTGTCAGATTGCGCGTGATTATCGAACGTGCAAATAGTATCAATGGCGACATGCGGGTAAAAGAGATTCTGGAGGAGGTAAACAAATGAACCAAAACGATAAAACCGGTGGCCTAGACGCGCTTACCTGCCTGATACTGTTGGCGCTGATAACCATAGGCGCGTTTACGATCGGGGTGTTGATACTGTTTGCTGTGTGCAAGATAATATGGGGAGGGTAAAATAATCGAAACTATTCTAGACTGGAATTCACCGCTTGGTCCGCATGTCAAGCCAGCCGTGCTGGAAATTATGCCAGTTCACATCAAGACTGAATACAAGATTGATCCGCCGCAACCAGGAGAGGCCGAAATGGGTGTACTGGGCTCAATCCTGCTTGATCCTGACAAGGTATTACCGTTCTGTATCAAAAAACAGATCCAGCGCAATACGTTTTCACTCAAACACAATCAATCCATCTATACCACAATACTGGAAATGGACCGGACATCATGTCCGATTGACACCTTAACGCTCGCCGACCGGCTCCAGAAGACCGGCAAGCTGGATAAAATCGGCGGGCTGGCCTATCTCAATAGTCTACTGGACGCTACCCCGACCGCCGCCCATGCCGAGTATTATGTTGATCTGATACTGGAAAAGCAATCCAAGCGCAAATTATCAGACCTTTCAGATACCATAAAAACAGTTTCCGAGAATGGTCATACCATCCACGAGTCCATTGATTTCATCCAGCAACAGATTGATTCAATCAGGCCGATTGACCAGTCGCTTGCCGTCCGTTCCTTGACCGATTTCGCCGGCATGGATATTGATCCAACCAAAACCCTGCTGGGAAATCGGTTCTTATGCCGGGAAGGTGGAATGTTGTTTGTTGGTCCGTCCGGTGTGGGAAAGTCATCTGCCAGCGTCCAGCAGGATATACTATGGGCCATGGGTCAGCCGGCGTTCGGGATATCACCGGCTCAACCGCTCCGAGTTACCACCGTCCAGGCCGAAAACGATGACGGCGACCTGACTGAAATGGCGCGGGGAATCATGAGCGGCCTCGAATTGACCGATGAACAGAAAGAAATCGTCAAGCAAAACACCTTTTACATATCCGAGAAATCCAAGACAGCCAAGGGATTGATTGCATTCTTGGAATCAGTCCTGCATCAGACCAAGCCGGATATTTTACGTCTTGACCCATTACAGTCATACATCGGCGGCGACACATCAGATCCGGAAGTTGTATCAAACTTTGTTCATGTGGGTTTAAACCCGCTCCTGCAAAAGTATCAATGCGCCTGCATTGTCAACCATCATACGCCCAAGACCAATAACAGAGACACATCGAAGTATAAATCGTCTGACTGGCAATATGCAGGGGCAGGATCGGCCGTGCTGACAAACTGGGCCCGGGCAATCATGATTGTTGATCCTTGCAAGGATAATCCACACCTGTTCAGATTCATAGCCGCCAAACGCGGCTGGCGCGTGGACTGGAAGGACGAGAACGACGCCCAGACTATATTCCAATACTTTAAACACGCACGGGAAGACGGGATAATATTCTGGCAAGATGCTGGAGCGGATGAAATAACCATGAGCACAACGGCACCCAAGACAAAATTTGACCTGATAGACCTAGTGCCAGCAACCGAATCAATAGCCAAGGACGAGTTGATTGCCAAGGCGAAATTAGAAGGAATTGGCAGGGATAAAGCCAGAAAACTTATCAACGAATTACTTGAAGAAAAAAGCCTGTTCTTGTGGAAAATACCACGCCCGGGGACCAACCCAAGACTTGATCTGGCCCGGACAGAACAACCGGAACCGGAATTGAGTATTTAGTTCCGCCCGTTAAGTCCTTTGAAACACCATCAAAAAAACACGGAATTATACTGATCCCCAGACGGTAACACCCGGACAATTACCAGCGCCAAGTCGGTTTGACTTCCGGCACTGGCGGCGCCGGATCAGGCTCTGGCGGTTTGACCTGTGAATCAGCATGCCGCTTTTTGTTATCCGCCCGGTATTTTTCCCAGCGCTTATTCGCCCCGGCGCGTTGTTTTTCAGGGTCTTTGGGATATTTTCCCCAAGTTTTACCCTCGCAAACGTGGACAGCGTGATGATCCTGGCCGCAGGATGGACAAATGCCGCTCATAGATTAAATCTCCCTTGTTCGGTCATTCCCAGCGTCAACATGACGGATTGTTCCGGGATTCGGGCCGGTTCTGGGGCATCCCGGACGGGAGGAGGCCGCGAAACTGGACCTTTTCCGAATGGTCGCGTTCCTTTTGGATGCTTTCTGTTAAATTTCATCGCCTATTCGTAGCTCATATTTCCCTCCATATTTTTCGTTCAAGCCGTTTTCATATCATCACCTACGCAAAGAATATCCAGCGAAATCAAATATTTTTTTAATCCCTCCAAATCGTTTTTATGTTTCATAATTCCAGACTCAAGCAACCATTCATCACGTATTTCCAACACGGTTTTACAGTTTTCATCCCGTACACTCGCGAAAAAATCGCCGCCATCATCTATGTAAATATGATAATCATATTTCATTTTTCCCCCATGTTTTCATATTTATTTTTTATTCGAGCCGTTAAGTCCTTTGAAATGATGGTAAAAAAACACCATATTTGACTTGTTTTTTGACAGACAAGGCAGGTCTTGGGCGTCTAAACTGTTACCGTTTGCGTGTCGCCCGTGCCTGTCGTGTCCGTGCCGGTTGCCTCGTGGTCTATCTTAACGCGCACCTTGCGGCCTGTACGCCGACCGCAACCGTCTGTCACGTAGACCGGCCACGTCTGCGGATTGTCGTAATCCGCCCGCAAGTCAAACTGATCCGGTAACTCCACACATCGCTCCGACTCGCGCCCCTGATAATTTCCAGCCCTATGAGCCAAGGTTCCGTTTTTATATGTATATTTTTTCATCTTTTTCTCCTTATTTTATTGCATTTAACGCCGACATCCAGACTGCGTCCGGTATTTCCTCCGCCGCGTTGCCGTCCTCGTCCACCGTCTGAGCGGCACTATCCGGGCCATATTCCACGTCATAACCCAGATCACGCAAAAATTTAATTACCTGTTCGGCCTGCTCGCGCGTCGCGTTTGTTCCCAAATGTTCCTCGTTAATTATTTTCATCTTTTATCTCCTTATTTGTTATTAATTTAATCAATTTTCCTTATCCCGGACAAGGGTTTTATTTGCCCTCGGCCTTGGCGATTGCCGCACGAGCTTGACACAATATGCAACCATCAACCCCGCCGCAATCATCCATTGAATGCTCAAACATTATTTTTTCTGACTGGCAATCCAATAAGGCTTTTAAAGCCTCCAAAAGCTCCGGCGCGGCGGCGAACAAGTCTGCATCGTTTTCGGCTTGTTCCCTGCGGTTATGACTGGGAATTATACAAACAGGACAAGTTCTCCCTTTGGAATGTATCCATAATTCCTCCCTTGGTTTTCCGGCCTTAAAATAAGTTCCTATGCGATACGGACCCGGCGTGCGCTTCGTTTCTGTTTTCATTGTACTATTCTCCTTTGGCTACTGGCCTCATCAGTACCCGCGTTTTACGGATAGACAAGCCCCCTTCCGGCTCCTGTTTCGGCCTGTTATGTCATTGATTTCCAGCCGGAAAAAACATATCCAGCCAAAGAACAGGTTTGATATGATTTCAAAAGCTTGTCGCCATATTCGCGTTTGGCAATATTAAAAGCCTGTTTTAACGTCCAAGCTGTAATATCCCTTGTTCGCCATGATCCCTTTAGTAAAAATAGATAATATCTTTTCATCCTCTTTCACTCCTCTTTATTTTTGTTTCCACGTTCCGCGCTGGGCACGTGGTTGATTATGCCGTTTTTAGTCTTGCCGTATATCCGCCCCAACTCCAAGCGTTGATCGTATCAAGCGTTCCGTACTGGTGTCCGTGATGAATAACGCCATAAGCTTTTATGCCCCATATTGCGCCGGATTCGTCAATCATATATTTGCCGCTTGTGCCAACGTCAATTTTAACGTATTTTTTGCCGGGCTTAATATGGACACTTGCGTCTATATCCACGGAGTTTTGAGGCGTTCCGGGATATTCCCTTGCGTATTTTTCGCGGGTTTCCTTTTCCAATAATTCCGCAAACAGTTTAATTTTTTCGTTCATCTTGCTTCACTCCTATTTTATTTATTTGTTTATTACAGTTTTTTGACCGCTTCCAATGCTTCCAGTTCCAGCTTGTCAATTTCCGATCTTGCTTCTTTGACGTTTTCAATGATACGTTGCCGGACGGCCTCGACCGCTTCGGCTTTCAATTCGGCCTTGTGTTCTTCAATGGCCTTTAAAAGACCCGGAATGATTGCCTCTTCAATCCAAGCACGCACCCCGGATGTTGGCGAATCAAAGCCATTTACTTTGATTTCGTTATATCTGTTAGAATTATTAACAGTAACGTTCATTTCGCCCAGGTCCTGGCCGCGTAACACGATTGAGCCCGGATTGCCTTCGTAACCGGCGTAATCCTTGCGATTGTCAAAGACTTCGGAAAAGTCCGATCTTAAAAGATTGCAATAATATTTTTCCTCCAATCCGGTTGCCGGCTGATTATACGCGTCAAACATCCCGCCAGCGTTGCGCCAGCGCCACGATCCCGCCTTTTCAATGTCCGGGTATGGGTGAGCCTGTATAATGTGCCAGGTTGTTTCTTGCGTATGTCCTTTTTTTGTGCTGATTTTGATTATTGTTTTCATATTCAATTCCCCCTTATTTCATCAGTTAATACTGCCAACATTAAGACTGACCAGCCTATTATACCGAGCGTTAAGCCGAGCATTTACCACCTCCAGCCGGGAGCCTTGCGGTTAATCAGTGCCGTTGCCATCGCAAGGACAGATAACGCGCCGCGTTTATATACCGTCACCGCCACAAGCTCCCGTTCGCCGGCGGCCAGTTCCAGCCAGACCGCCCAGTTCCGTGAGCCATATTTTTCAAGTGTTGCTTTCATTCTGTTTTCCCCTCCTCTTTCCGGGATCCCGCCCGACCGGTTTGACTTTGTGTCACTTTGTTTTACACTGTACTATAAAGCATTACTCGTGCCAAGATTAACGCATATATCATAAC